CCATATGACAACGATTGAAGGCGGTATGGTTTGCACCAATGATGAAGAAGTTTATAACACAGTTCGTATGCTTCGTTCACATGGTATGGTCAGAGAATGTGGTAATGAAAAAATGAAACTGGCCTACAAAATACAATACCCACAATTAAATTCAGATTTCATCTTTGCTTACCCAGCATACAATATGCGTAACACCGATTTAGGCGGTATACTTGGTCTTTCACAGTTGCCAAAGTTAGATGAAAATGTTACACTACGGAATAGAAATCACGAAAGGTTTTTATCTAAACTTGACCAAAATAAATTCTATGTTGGTTTTAAATTGATGGGTTCAAGTAACTATGCTTTTAATTTGATATTGAACGATAAAGACCAGGATTTAGCAAATAGATTAATGGTACGAATGAAAGAGGAAGGTATTGAGTTTCGCCGTGGTAGTGCAGGTGGTGGTAATCAAGTAAGACAACCATACCTTAAAAAGATTGTACCAGAAAACTATCATTTGAATTTTCCAAATACTGAACACATTCACTTTTATGGATTCTATATTGGTAATTTTCCATCAATGACACTAGATGAAGTTGATTTTATTACCAAAACATTAAACGAGGCTTAATATGGCAAATATATTAGTTACAGGTGGTGCAGGTTATATTGGGTCAATGTTATCACAAGACCTATTAGGTTTAGGCCATAATGTTACTGTGTTAGACAATTTTATGTACCAACAATCATCACTTGGTCAATTATGCTATCACCCAAATTTTAGAATTTATCGTGGTGATGTAAGAGTAGAATCAGACCTATTGCCAATTCTAAAACAAGCTGATATAATTATACCTCTTGCAGCTTATGTTGGTGCACCTTTGTGTGATAGAGATCCAGTTGGAGCATCTTCTACAAACAGAGATGCTATTTTTATGATGATGAAGTACCTGTCACAAGAACAAATTGTTTTGATGCCTACTACCAATAGTGCTTATGGTACAGGTGATTATTGTGATGAAAATTCACCATTGAATCCTATTTCTAGATATGCTAAAGATAAAGTAGAAGTAGAAAAGGTTTTGATGGAACATCCAAATGCCACAAGTTTTAGGCTTGCAACTGTATTTGGTATGTCACCAAGAATGAGAATTGATTTGTTGGTAAATGATATGACTTACCGTGCTGTCAATGATGGTTTCGTTGTGTTATTTGAATCACACTTTAAACGAAATTATATTCATGTATTAGATGTATGCCAAGCATTTACAATGGCATTAGAAAATAAGAATATGAGAGGCCAAATTTATAATATAGGCCTTTCATCTGCCAATGTATCAAAGCGTGAACTGTGTGATACGATTAAAAAATATGTACCACGATTTGAAATTGTTGAAGCAGAAATTGGTAAAGATAAAGACCAAAGAAACTATATGGTCTCCAATGAAAAGATTGAAAAGGAAGGATTTAAACCTAACTTTGATTTAGATATGGGTATTCAAGAGTTACTTAAAGGATATGCCATGTTAAAGAATACCAAATATGGAAATGTTTGAATATAACCGCTTGCTTTTAGATAAGGCTTGTGATATAATTACCAAACACTTAACACCAGATTTGTTACCAAAGAAATGGGTGGAAAGAAACTCTACAAATCCTATGTTTGGTCATTGTCATACCGCTTCTGCTTGTTTACAGAAATTGTTTGGTAGTAAGAACATTAAGTTATACCGTGGTTTGGATGATGAAGGTATCTGGCATTGGTGGGCAGTTACTAAAGATGGAGAAAGAATTGATATTACAGCAGATCAGTATCACTCAACAGGAAGGACACCTCCTTATGAATCAGGAGAGAAAGCTTCAATGTTAGGATTTGATTATAGAAAAAGAGTGTTTAAGCTCCTGGATATAGTTAGTAGTAAATTACTTGCAACCGGAACACCACCATTATCTCATGTGTCAAGCGTAAAAAGAGGCGAAGATGACAAAAGCAACTAAACATTATGTGAACAATGCCGATTTTCTAGCAGCATTGATTGAATACAAAAAGGCTTGTGATGAAGCCAAAAAGAAAAATAAACCGGATCCACAAATACCAAATTACATTGGTGAGTGCTTTCTAAAGATTGCAGACCATCTATCACGCAAGCCAAACTTCATTTCTTATTCTTTCCGAGATGAGATGATTGCAGATGGCATTGAAAACTGCCTTATGTATTTTCGTAACTTTGATCCAGATAAATCAAAGAACCCATTTGCCTATTTTACACAGATTATTTACTATGCCTTCTTGCGGCGTATTATGAAAGAAAAGAAACAACTGTATGTCAAATACAAGGCAACAGAACAATTTGGTATATTGGATGAGTTTGAAATGTTTGAAGATGAAAACGGCAATATGAGGCAGTTTGAACTCTATGATAATATTTCCGAATTTATTTTTAACTTTGAAGAAAATAAACGAAAGAAAAAAGAAGGCAAAACTAAAGGCCTAGAAAAGTTTATTGAAGAAGATTTGCCTTGAAACGCTTGCTTATTCTGTTTGTTTGTGTTACAATGACCGCTTGTGTACCTCTAGTTTACTATGTGCATAAAAATTGCAGTAAAGAAAACCCATGTGATGTGTCTAACATTAAAGCTTTGGAGTGGTAATGGATGCAGAAAAAATAAAAAACCATATCAAACATTTACAACAAGAACATGACGAGTTGGATGTTCAATTAGCAGAACAAATAAAACACTATGGTGAAGATAGATTAGTTACCATGATTAAGAAAAGAAAACTTAGGCTTAAAGATGAGATTGAGGCCTTCAGAACTAAATTACTATGAAAATATGTATTCTTGGTGATAGTCACTTTGGCGCCCGAGGTGATTCATTAGATTTCCACAAATACTTTGAGCGCTTTTATGATGAAGTATTTTTTCCATACCTAGTAGAAAATAATATCAAAATTGTTTTTCAAATGGGTGATTTGTTTGATAGAAGAAAGTTTATTAATTTCAACTCACTCTATCTGTGCCGCAAATATTTCTTTGATAAGTGCAAAGAATTAGGCATTAAAGTTCACACACTTCTTGGCAATCACGATGTTGCCTTTAAAAATACATTAGAAGTAAATTCAACCGGTCTACTATTGAATGAATACTCCAATGTCCAATACTACGATGAATTTACCACAGTAGAGTTTGATGGTGTTCAAGTTGATGTTGTACCTTGGATGTGTGATGAAAACGCCGAGCATATTCTAAAGGCGATGAAAGATTCTAGCTCACAGATTGCCTTTGGTCACTTTGAGATTCGTGGTTTTGAAATGGATCGTGGCAATGTTTCAGAAGTAGGGATTGACAAAGACCTATTAAAGAGTTATGATATTGTTTTGTCTGGTCATTTTCATCATAAATCGTCAGACCACAACATCGTATATGTGGGCACACCTTATGAAATGACCTGGGCTGATTACAATGATCCAAAAGGCTTTCATATCTTTGAAACTGATACACGGCAATTAAATTTTATTCGTAACCCGTTTACGATGTTTAACAAAGTAATTTATGATGATACTGCCTATGATTTTGATTGGTGGAAAACATATGAGTTTAATGCTCTAAAAGATACCTATGTAAAAGTTGTGGTTCTGAATAAACAAAATCCTTATTTGTTTGACCATGTGATAGACAATCTTTATAAAGTTGGTGTTGCTGATTTGTCCATCGTAGAAGATTTTAGTGATACGATAGTTGATAACGACCAAGAAATTATTGACCAAGCAGAAGATACAATGACAATACTTTCCAAATACATTGATAATTTGGAATTAGATGTTGAACCCGATAAATTAAAAACTCTCATGCGGGAGTTATATGTTGAGGCATTGAATACAGAAGTAGCTGAATGATTATATTTCGTAATGTTAAATGGAAAAATCTGTTAAGTACCGGCAATCACTTCACAGAAATTAAATTAGACGGCACACCAAACACTCTTGTTGTTGGTGAAAATGGTTCAGGTAAAAGCACGATGCTTGATGCGTTGTGTTTTGCTCTGTTTGGTAAACCATTTCGTTCAATTAATAAACCACAATTGGTCAACTCAATCAATGGTAAAGATTGTGTTGTTGAAGTGTCACTTGATACCAACAATAAGAATTATCGTATTGTTCGTGGCATTAAACCAAATATGTTTGAGATTTATTGTAATGGTGAACTCATTAATCAAGAAGCTGCAAGTAGAGATTACCAAGAATTATTAGAAAAGTATATTCTCAAACTAAATTACAAATCATTTACACAAATTGTAATTCTTGGTAGTGCTTCTTTTACACCATTCATGCAGTTATCGGCATCAGACCGTAGAGCTATCATTGAAGATTTATTGGACATTCAAATCTTTTCTACAATGAATGGTCTTGTTAAGGATAAATTAACAAACAATAAAGACCTTATTTCAGAGAAGAAACATGAAATTGATTTGGCTTCACAGAAACATGATATGCAGAAGAAGCATATTGAAGAACTTAAACAAAATAATGATGACAAGGTAAAAGAATATGATGATGAGATTCAATGTCATAGCGATACCGTATCCACGCTATTGGCTAATGTTGAAATCCTTACAACCGAAGTCCAGTCGCTACAAACCATTGTGGCAACTAAAATTGAAACAGAGGCTAAGGTCAAGAAGATTACAAAAATTGAATCTCAAATTGAAAGCAACTTATCCAAATTTCGGAAAGATATCAGTTTCTTTCAATCGCATGACGATTGTCCAACCTGTCGGCAAGCCATTGCCTTGGAATTTAAAGAAGAAGAACTTGGCAATCTTTCCACTAGAGTTACGGAATGCGAACACGGCCTCAAACAACTAGAAGAAAAACTAAATGCAGAACAGGATAAACTAAACGAGATTGCAGATAAGCAAAAAGAACTTCAACAAAAACAAGTTGAAATTGCTACCTGCAACACAACAATCAACGAAACAAACAAGATGATTGCTCGTTTGCGTAAGTTGGTAGATGAGTTAAAAGATTCTAAAGTAGTGACAGAGTTAGAAGAGCAGCAATTAAAGTCACTAAAGGACTCATTGACAGAGTTGCAAGCTGCATTAAAAGAATTGATAGAAGAAAAAACATATTATGAAGTAGCAAGTAACCTGTTAAAAGATACAGGCATCAAAACAAAGATTGTTCGCCAGTATTTGCCAGTTATCAATAAACTGGTCAATAAGTATTTAGCATCATTAGATTTCTTTGTGAATTTTAACCTAGATGAATCTTTTAAAGAAACAATTAAATCTAGGCATCGTGATGAGTTTACCTATAATAACTTTAGTGAAGGCGAGAAACAGCGTATTGACATGGCATTGATGCTAACATGGCGTGCTGTTGCCAAATTAAAGAACTCATCAAACACCAATCTGCTAATACTAGATGAAACATTTGATTCTAGCCTTGATACCAACGGTACAGAAGAATTGATGAAGATACTACAGATGTTAGAGGGTGTGAACCTGTTTGTCATCTCTCACAAAGGAGATATACTACAGGATAAATTTATGAATGTTATTCGCTTTTCAAAAGAGAAAAACTTTTCAAGGATAATAAAATGATAGAGGGACAAATTCGCATTACCGATGGTCATGAAAGAACCATAGATATTTTGCCATGTAATGATGGAACATATCAAATAATTATGTTTGAAGCTTCTAGTGATTACCACCAAAACGCATGGTTTCAAACCGTAGAAGAAGCTAAATTGTTTTCAGAAAGGTGGGTGTATAGAAGATGAGTGATGTTTTAACCATTGATACTGGTGCTGGTGTAACATATAAACAAACACTAGACCCTTTGCCTTTATTTGATGAAAACCTTCCAATGTTGAAGATGGCAATACCTGAATATAAACAGGCACTACCAAATCCAATTATGACCAATTTAATAAAGCGTTTGCATATGACAAGAAAGTTATATGGCGGCATTGGTCTTTCTGCCAATCAATGTGGTGTATTTGAAAGAGTGTTTGTAATTGGTACCGACCATTTTGATTTAGCCTGTATTAATCCTAAAGTAATTGAAACTTCGGCAGATGTAATGAAAACAGATGAAGGTTGCCTCTCTTATCCAGGCCTCTATGTTAAAATAGAAAGACCAAGTTGGGTTCAGGTTGAGTTTACTGATGAGAATGGTCAAACAAAACAAACTCGCCTAGAAGGTTTAAGTGCTAGATGTTTTCTACATGAATTAGACCACATGAATGGCAAAAAGTTTGTTGAGTATGTTGGGCCTGTAGCACTACAAACTGCTAGGCGTAAACAAGAAAAAGTAATGAAGAAAGTTATTCGTAACCGAAAGAAATAATGGCATATAGTTTTGATCCAAAAGATGATGTAGAAACGCAATGGCAAAAATGGCAAGAACAAACGCCAATTGAACCATTGTCTTTTACCGAAAATGAACTGCGTGAGCAGACCATTAAAGAACTAGGTTATGTTTCACAAATGGATGTGAAAGAATATACCTTGTTTCAGAAGTGGTGTGAGGTGCAGGAGAAATATCCATCTATCGTATCACAAACTTTATGGGGTGAAGAACGATTATTGGAAGATGAAGGCCAACGCCGTGCTATTCAGGAAATAAAAAATAACTTTTGGATACCAAATGATCCCGAAGCATACTTGGCATTAGAACCTGAACTGGTGTATGCAAATAAACAGGATGACTTACCTGAATTGTGGAATTGTATTCGTACCTTTTCTTCTACAATGAAAAATAACTCCAACATTGGTCGTAATCTAAATTTCATTGTTAAAGATAAACCAACACAAAAATACCTTGGTGTTATTTGTATTTCATCTGACTTTTTAGATTTAACACCAAGAGATAACTTTATTGGTTGGAGCAGAGAAAAGAAAACACAAGGTGGTATGATTAACCATACTGCAATTGGTTCTACGATTGTGCCATTACAACCTCTTGGTTTTAATTATGTTGGCGGTAAACTGTTGGCTTTGCTTTGTTTAGCCACACCCATACAACAATTATGGGAAAAACTATATGGTGATAAATTGG